GCCAATAAAGCTACACCCAACATACGAACAGCACCCATGACACCTCCAAGCAGTAGCAACACAGGGCCTAATGCTGCAAGGAAACCTAACCATGAAATTATATTTTGTTGTGTAGAAGATGATAAGCTAGTAAACCAGTTTGCTAAATTTTCAACTATTTTTGTCAATGATTGTAGTAAGCCTATCACAGATTCTTTAAGTACAGCCCCAACAGAAATTAAAGATACGTTCATACCTTCAATAGCCTGTTTGAACCTTGTATTCACTGTGCTAGAAACAATACCCCATGCTGTATCCGCTGCCCCTGCCGCCTTCGTGTTTGCATCTAATGCAGCCGTCCAGTTTTTCATGTTCGGCCCTAACATATCCAATATAGGCAACAGGGCACGTAAGTTTGTAAAAACATCACCAATCAATGAAACATTGTCCGCATAAGTTTTTGTATTCTGTAAACCTTCAAGTTTTCCACCACCGATGGATTTGTTCAATTGTTCTACCAATGCAACAACACCCCCTTCACGTAATGTATGGCGTAAACTTTCAAATGAAAGTCCTAAAGAGGATAAAACCTTTTCAGCCTTTGGGGGTGCTTGTATCAGAGTAGCAAAAAGCCTTGTTAATTGTGTGGCAGCTTCTGACGCTGATTTCCCTGTTAATGTCATGGTAGCTAAACTCCCTGCAACGTCACCGAATCCTACACCTAATGCTTGTGCAACAGGTAAAACCTTTCCAATAACTCTTGCTAAATCAGAAGCTTCCCATTTACCATTCTTTACCGAAGTGACCATTATGTCCAAAGCACCTGCGGCAGAAATATTGCTTTCACCATAGGTGTTTATAACACTAACTAAAGCGTCAGCAACCACTTTTGTTTCCCCTAGTCCTATTGCAGCACCTTTAGTAGAAGCCCTTAATATTTCCATAGAAGTACTAGCTTTCAAAGCAGGAGAAGCAATAAAGTACATTGCATCAGCTATGTCTTTTGGGGCTTGCCCAAATTCTTTAGACATATTCAAAAAACTCTTTGACCATGTGTTCACTTGTGATTGTGAAGTTCCTGTCAAAGCAACTATTTTGGCAAGTTGTGTTTCAAATTTTGCAAAAGCAGTAACAGCAGCCCCACCAAGCAAAGCAATAGGAACGGTCAGATATTGTGTCATCATAGTACCTGTAAGCATCATCTGTGAACCTAAAGCCTGAAACGAACCTTGCATTTTAGCATTGCTCCCCAATACCTGTGTTTCAAACCGTTTCATGTTCACAGCAGCACGGGATAGCCCAGCTGTGTTTGCCCCCAACATTACTTCTAATGATCCTATATTCATTGCTTGATGGTTTTTGGTGGTGTGCTGTCCCTTGTTTGATTTCTTGTAACCTGCTCGTTGTGTGTTTGTGCAAATGCAAGTAAAACCTCTTTCATTTTGTCTTCTGTCATCACAACCTCGTCAGGTTTTTCTGTTACTCCCGTCCAGTTTGGTACAAAATCTACAACTTTGAACTGTTTAGCTGTTTTACTACCTGAAAATCCTATTGCTATGTTGTGCAACGTTGTCATCAAAAATGAAAAGTAAACGTCTAATCTACGTTGTCCTATTGGTTGTATTCGATTAAATGCTTCCCATTCACTTATTTGTTTTGCACTCAAATTGTCTATAAGAACGTCAGGGTGTGGATAACCCAAAGCTAAACAAAGTTCAAATTGAAATTGCCTTGCAGGACGGGCTAGGAGTTTTTTGTGATAACTTCCCGGTCTTCCTCTGTTATAGTGTTCAGTTTTTGTGCCACGTCAACAATCTTTTCCAACTTTGCTGCACTGATGTTCATTGAAAGTTTTTTGTAGTCTTCAGGGTCAAACAGCAGTACACCGTTTTCATCACACACACAACATACAGCCAACTTAGCTTTGTACTCTTCCAACGACACGTTGTATTGAGCGTTCTTGCCTGCACCACTTTGTTTAAGTTGTGACATTTCCCAAACGTTCTTTTCATGTCCTGTCATTTGACGAACAAATACATAATCCTCTTCAACAACTTCTTCTTTTGTTACTACTTCTTCGTCGTTTACAATTTCTTTTTCTTCAGGTTCAATGATGGTTGTTCCCAATACTACTTTTTCTGTTTTGAGTGTGTCCTTTGCAAATAATTGCATTTTTCCTAAAAGTCCCATTTGATTAATTTTTTAATTGTTTGTAAATACTAAAAATTCATGATTAGAATTGCTGTTTAATTATACACCTGATCCACCTGAACCAGATACCTGATCAATTGTAACCAGACCGGACACCTTAATAGTGATTTCCGAAGTTACAGCGTCATCAAACTTAACAGTGATAGGCAAATCTTGCACATAACCACTAAATTCAATGCTTGTTCCGTCTGCCAAATAAATTTCATAGTTGTTCAGTACATCACTTTGAAAATCCTGTTTCAACAGTTTGTACCCTGCATATGTGAAATTAATTGACAACGTGATAGTTCCACCATCCCTAAACGAAGGGATAAACTCACGATACCCACCCGTAGAATCAAGACTTGTTACATCTATCATCTCACGTGACATGGTTGGCCCACTAATGGATTTTACTTCAGCAACGGCTTCCCATTTACCAGAAGTTTTATTCCACCTGCGAAACTTTGAACCTACTCCACTAAAAGCATTACTCATAGTAACCTCCTTTTTCTTGTTCGTTAATACTTAATTTACTTCAATCTTCTTTGAATGTTAAAATTCAAAACTATTCTTACTCTGCTCACCTCATCCCAATCTAACAGCATTGGATTTGATGAAGCATAGATTACACTGTATAAATAAGCACCCCAAGTTTCTTGCGCACGTGCCTGCAATATGTTCTGTATTGTGTATGCTAGGTTGAATCCTGCATCAGCACTTGTATTGCGTATGCGTATCTGTATTGATGGGCGTTCATAATGTTTTGTGTCTTCATTAGAATCCAACAAACCAATAGGAGGCATCCCCGGTGTTTCAAATACAGTCACTGTATTGTCAGGGTGTGGTGGTTCACGATGAATGTGTAAGTTTTTACCAAACACTAAGTCAAGTGAACTTTCTGCCACAAGCATACTTTTTATATCATTACATACTGAATAACTCATGGTCGTACTTGTGCGTTAGCTTTTACCGTGTAAATAATCTTATCAAAGTTTTTATACAACGCTGCTTGCAGGAACTTTGCTCCACTACCTGATCTTTTCCAGTTTACAGTTTCTCCTACCATTTCATGAACAGGAGCAGCATAAAAAGCACTGAAGCCTAACATTACTCCAATATCGTGTGAAGCTAGTTCTTCTTGAGCCTGTGCAATTACTTCTGGGTGTTCTGTTCTTAACTTAGCTAGTACCTTAGGTGTTTCGGCTTTCCTGAACTTTGCTGTCTTTACTTCGTATTGTGATAACTCAACATTTTTACCTTTTTTAGATGTGATAAAGAAACTAGCACGTAAGTTTCCATAATCAAGTGGGATAAGTGGTGGTGCATCTTCCATACTTCTACGTATGTCAATTGCAGCCAACAACAATCCTTTAGTGGTTCTACCTTTGATGTTACTTATTTCCCTATTAAGATTTCGCATAATAATGGCAAAGTCACGTTCAATAGAACCACTTGTTCCATCAATACCACGTATCCCTAAATTAAACCTACTACGTAAATCCATAACTTAATACATATTACCAAAACCTAAATACACTGTTGTAACAAATACAGTCCTTGACTTTATCAATGGTGTTCTGTCAACCCCTATAATTTGATATGCTCCTATTTCATTGCTAGGTTTTTGATACACTCCTGTGTCACTTACTTGTAAATCATCCAAAGTGCCAAGCATCAACCACCCCTTTATCATCATGTTTTCATCTGTTGGAATGAGTAGCTTTGCTTTTTGTTGTACTTGTTGTCCATCCTGCCCTGTATATATGCGTTGCATATCATCCCAACGACACTTGATTACAACAGGCGTGTCAAACGTGTAACCACCAAATCCATCATTTACGGGATTTGACCAGTACACAGCGTCTTGGACTGCTATCTTCTTGATAAAGGAAACTATACTCATATCATTTATTTAAACGATGTTACAGCCATAATCCTGACAGGTCTAAAGGCTAAAGAAGCCATAAAACCTGTCGTGTCCAACAACAGAACCATTTGTCCATAAGGAGTAGAACTAAGTGCTTCGCCATACTTACCTGTATATTCTATCTTAGTCCCACCAGCTTCTTCTTTTACAGCCATGCGTTCACGTGTACAAGCAATCATGTGAGCAGCAAGCCAACGTTCCACTTCTTTTAGTTTATCTGTTGATCCTGTCCCAAGTGCAGAATTTACCAATGTGTTTGCACTGGTTATATAAGCATTTACTACGGCACTAGACAATGAAATATTATCCATTATCTCCTTTACCTCTGTTACTGTTACTCGTACTGCCATAATTATTTGTTTTTATTTGATTGCTTCTCTGCTTTTACAAAGTCGTGGTTCAACGTAATTTAAAACTTCACTGTTCCATTTTAAACCCAACCAATCCAACATTTCGTGTATTTGTGAATAGTCACCGTAAACCATGCGTTCAGGGTGTATTTGTTTTACGTTCAGTCCTTGTTCAATCATTGATACAAAATTCTTGTTCTGTTGGCGTAGCCACCAATACCAAGCATCACGTTTGTCTTTTGCTCCGACAGCCTTAATGTTTTCATCCTTGTCAAAAGCATTCATATATGTAGTGTGCATACAACTGTCAACAATGTCGTCGTCTTGCCTGCGTACAATGATCCATTTAGCATTTGGGAAGGCATAATGCCAAATTGGGAATACCAAGTTCATTTGCGTTCCTTTGTAAAACCAAGCCCCGTTGGTGTAACCATCTGCCTGTATAATATTAATGGCTTCACGGGCAAGAAAAGTGGGTATTCTAAGGGTTGTGGGGTCTGGTAAAGGGTATTGCCCAAATTGGTCAGCATTTGAGTCAATCAAATATGGTCTAACTATGTTCTTTAACACTTTTATGTTTTCAAACATAGGGTTCATATTCCCACCAAAAGCACCACACAGATTTACAATTCCTGCAATCATGGAAGTCCCAGATCGTGACGCACCTGTGAGTAGAATAGGGCTGTGTAAATAATCTCTTTTCATAAAGCAATCCAATTAGGCATATATAAACCCTTACTGTCATAAGGGGCAACACTTGTGAACCAATTTGTAGGTATGATTGTTTTTTTATTCTGCAACCAAGCAGCCCACCAAGCAAATGTACTATTGCTTATGATAGCCCCACTACATTTTGTCATCATGTAAAAATCTTCAATTTCATTTCCTTTGTGGAACAAATATTCACTAGGCAATACTTTACGTGCTTTTTGTATGTCATCAGCAAACACTATGAACTTTTTACCTTCAAATTGCTGTACAGCCTTTTCATAATATTCTTTTGTCTGCTCAGGGTGAAAGTTTGTAACACCTTCATTACTATAAGCACGAAAATGAATAAATACCTCGTCATGTTTATCTACTTCTAAAGGCTTCATTGTAAAATAATGCCTTATAGTTGCTTTACAATCATCAAAGAACTTATAGTCTTGTAAATAACCATTCATAGGTTGTGGATTTTCAAATCCATAAAGTATAGGCAATT